ATTAGTTGCATTAGGATCATTACACCCACAATTACCTCCTGGATATAAACATGAGCCATCATCATAAATAGCTGTTACATCGTAATTTAAAGAATCTGGATCAGTACAACCACAGTTAGCACATCCTGATCCAATAGCAACAACTTCAGAATTTTCACAATTTCCGTCGCAAGTCTCTGTAACAATAGCTACATATACACCTACAGGAAGATTTGGAATAAGAGCTGTATTTCCATTAGCATAGACAGTTGGATCGGCATAAAAAACTGTTCCTACTGGTGTTTGTATTTCTAATGTCCAAAAATTACAATTCTGACTAGTAGCTGTAACAGCAATTACACCATCATTAAGAGTACAACAAAATTGAGAAGTAGTAGCTATATGGCTCATTCGTTATATTATTATTTTAATTATTTCTATCATTTTTAATTTCTATAACTCAGAGAACGTAGTTGTAGCATCAATATGTGTGCCTACAATAAAGAGTGCTTGAGCCTGAGCTTTTCTTGGTAAACTACCTACTTTAATTACTAGGCTAGAATTATTATTTCTTGCATCAAATCTCTCAAGTCCACCTGAATCTTGAGCTGCTAATTCAGCTAAATCTATCGTATCTCCTAAGTTTAGTTCTGAAATATTATTATCTTGACAGTATACTACAGTCGCATTCAAGAGATCAGTTACAAGATTAGCACTTAGATCAACAGTTCCTGATATATTATTATTATGCATTTTTATATACCATATATTTGGAGAATTAGTAAGGACAAGCCCACTAGACCCAACAGTAGTAAAATTATTCCCATTAATCCTTACGTGAGTTAATTGAGGTTGATTAGAAGCATCAAGAGTAGTAAGAGCACATCCTCCAGCATTTATATTTACCATATAATTACTAGAAGTTGGTAAAACTAAAGTAGTTAAATTACTATTATTAGCAACATGTATACTACTTAAAGAAACTCCTACTCCTAAAGCTGGAAAATCTATACTTGTTATATTGTTACCTTGTAAATGAACCGCCTCCACACTAACAAAACCTTCTATACCTGTTATATTAGTAATACCTGCGGATGGAGCACTTATCATAAATTCATTGCATATATTAGCATTAGATATTGAACCGTCTACTGGCCCACTATCAAGTCCTTGAGCTATTAATACTGTTTCCCAATTACTGTCTGGAATTGATGTAGTTCCTACACAAGGATTAGCTGGAGATACTGTTCCCATCATTAACACAACTCCGTCTTGAGTTGACCCTGATGGCGGTGCAGCACAATTTGCATCATCATTATATGTAGGTACTCCTACAGTTACATCCCAAGTAATTCCTGATCCTACAGGAGATTCCATTAAATAGTTTCCTGCTGGAAGTTTATTTTCACCGTAAGGGTCTGTAAATACCCAGTCATGTTTACCTAAAGTACCTGCTAGTTGTCCCGTTCCAAATCCTGTTCCAGTATAATATGCAGAGTTTGGATTATCAGCACCAAATTCATCAATTGGTATATGATAAATTGTTGTAGTTAATCCTAAAGAACTTGGATCTCCTCCAACACCCGCACTTACACTACTTGAAATTCCAGTTAATAGTTCTGGGCATCTAATTGTTAAATACCAGTTAGTAGAACTGCAAGGCGCCTCAACAAATACTTTAGCAGTAGTAGCTGTTGTTGATGGTGATACCGGTATGTAAGCGATCGAATTTTTATTAACATATCCATCATCATTAAATACTGTTAGATAATTTGGTGTATTACCTTTATTGGGAACAGCAGCACCTGCTACTGCCCAGTCACTTAAAGTTACATCTCCTGTAGAATTACCTCCATAAGCAGGTAAATTTACTGTACTATTAGTTGAAACAAAATTCCCAGAAGAAGCAGAATATACATATTCAGTTACAGTTTGAGGAGTAGCGTATCCTGAGCAATCTGCACAACCGTGTGCTGGAACATCAGCTGTACCTGTTAACCCTGTTAAATACCCTCCTACTAGTGCTGACTGTTCTGATCTAGTTGTTTGTATTCCACTATTGTCAATATCAAATGACCATCCTAATTTATCAGGAACAGAAATTCCTGTATTAAATGTTAATATACAAACTCCTTTATCTGTTCCAAAGTCTAAATCTATTGAAAAATATCCTGGACCCCCAGCAACACCGTTTAAATTTGCAGTACACCCTATAGCCCCAGGACCACACGCAGGATCACAAGTAGCTTCAGTAGTTACAGTACTAATACTTGGAGGATTTGCACAAAATGCACCTCCATAACTACAACATCCATCATCACATGGAGGTGGGTAACCAACAATATTTCCTCCACAATCTTCCCCATAATTATCAGCTAATATATCTGTACATCCACACCCTACACCATAAAGACATGAACCGTCATCACATGTAGCTGCCGAGTTATAATTATTTGCTGCTGGATCCATACAACCATATATACAAAAAGTACAAGGAGCCGGACAAGTAGCTAAAGAATTATAATTTAAAGCGTTTTGATCCATACACCCATCTACACAATAAGTACAAGACCCATCATCTATAGTTGCTAGTGGATTAAAGTTTAAAGAATTAGGATCTGTACACCCACATATTGGACTATTTAAATTTATAACATTAGTAGGAGCTTCACATTGACTTGTTGTTCCGTTAGGCCAAGTATAATCTAATATTCGATTAACTCTGTAATCACCAGGACCATATTGCCAGTATACAAAAATAACATAAGTATAAGAACCTAAATTATTTTGAGAAAATGGACCAGGAGTTGAATCTACATTTGTAAATATTGTAGTCCAAACACCATTTATTAACTTTTGTACTTCACCAGTTAGTGTTGTAATATATTGATTATTTCCAGCAGGACATGTTTGAAGTACATTAAAATATGGATCAGCACACCCTGGAATTGAACTGTTTTGAGCATAGCCTACGGTTGCAGTAGGATCATCACAACATTGTGTTGAACATGGATTTAAATTATTACCAGGAATTGAAGCAACTACTAAATCTAAATCTGTAATAGTTACATTGTCTGTAGTTATACCTACTTGCATACCAGGTAATCCTGTAATACAAGCTAATACAGGTACTATAAAGTAATCTACTTGGAAACATTGTTCTTGCTCTGAAGCAGAATCAGGATCATCAACATATGACTTAATTGCATAATATCCATAAGTTAATCCTTGACTCCAATTAATAGAATCAAAGTCATAGTTAAATCCAACATTAGTTGGGGTAGTTACAGTAGCTCCTACTTGAGAAGCTCCTGTTAAAGTTTGAGTGGAACTAACACAAGAGTATAGTTCCATTTTAAATTCAGCATTAGCTGTTCCATTAGCATCTACTATCTGTCCAGTATAATAATTCATTATACTGTTTAGAGTTCTAGTATAAGCTATACTACCATCTGTAGCTACAGAAGTAGTTGATGCTACTGTAGTTGAATTATTAGTACTAGTAAATATGTCTCCTGGTTCATTAGATCCAGAAACAGTTAATTCAGTACTTTGAAAATCTACAAGTTTACCATCTGCTGCTCTACAATAAATACAACTATCATCATCTACTGTTGCATTAGCATCATAGTTTAATGCTACCCCATCATTTGTACCACTATTATTATCTGTACATCCATTTGTACTACTTACACCTGGAGGTATAGTTAAAATTTCTTGTGTAAAACAGCCATAAGTACGTGTGCCAGGCTCCCACATAGTACCCTCTTGGATAGTAACCAGATACTGTCCAGATTCCATTCCAGTAATAACAGTACTATTAGCAGTTGTAGTATCAAAAGCAAGATCATCAAAGAAATCAACTCTTTTAAATGGAAGTCCAGGAACATTATTAACAGCACTTGGAGTGAACAGATAAGGAGCGTTACCATAATTATTAGTAGTTGCACTTCCACCTACATGTGCCAATACTACATTAGTTCCAATGGTAGCTTTTAAACCATTAGAGAAAGTTGCGTCGGCACCTGTACCTTCATGAGGATTTTCAAACCAGTTACCTAGACCGTTACTAGTACCTGTTCCCTGAATAGATACAACAACTCCTCTTACATTCTGAACTTGAAGTGTAAATGTATGTGATGAAGATGAACTAGTAAATGTTAAAGTTTCACCAACCACATACTCTTGACCTCTTTTAAGTATAGCATCTAAAGTTGTTACCACACCTCCTGTAACCTCAACTGCTACTTTTGCTCCAGAACCTGCAGTACTTCCTGATGTATACTCATATTGAAACATTCCGTTAGTTCCCCCAGAACCTCCACTTACAATAGTTGCAGAATGTATTGCTCCTACTCCTAATCCGGCATTAGTATTAGCCATAGGTTCAACAAAATATACCCAAGCCTCACTCCCAGAGAGAGCTGGATTTATTTCAATATCAGCCCACCCATCATTACCTCCTAATGTTGTAGGAGCATTAATATTTGTAAGTGAAAAATCTGGTACAGGAACTGCTGAACTAACCGATGGATTATAAACTGATAAAGGACCTGAACAGCCACACGAAGTACATGTTGGACTAGCCACTAATTCATAAGTATAACCTGTACTTCCATTTGGTCCCCAAGTTTCAGTACCATTCATTAAGCCTACTGGAATTGCAGCTCCTGTACAATCAACTCCTGTATATAAATAATAATTTGGATTACTTGGATTAGTACACATATCAATTGGAGTTGATCCTGTTGTAGTTGGATTACAACTAGCACACTGTATGCTTTCAGTATATATTTGAACAGACTGGAAACTAGGAGTTACTTTCGTATTACCCGGATTACCTATAAGTCCGTCAGTAGCACCACCTTCATGAGTACTATATGTTAAACTACTGTCATGCCAAATAGAGCCTATACCAGCCATCATTTCTGTTTCTATTTGGGCGTACCAAGCACCACCATCATCAGCAGTATTTGTATTTGTAAGTCCACTTAAATTACCCATAAAATACTCATTTTGAGTACTTTGCCATTGAGTAGTAAAATTTCTAGTAGGTGTCAAAGCCGCCTGCCTAAGTACCTGCCCTTGTATTAATTTATAATGCTGTACAGAATCTGCCTTTAGAGGATTACCTCTTTCGGATGCAGGAGTACTTATGTTAGTTAACTCTGATCCATTATATTGAGCATCCCACATCTCAGAAACAGATAAATTGTAATTACCGAACATTGGAGCACTAGTCGAAACGGCACCCCATCCATGCTCAGTTGTAGGTAATTTGTAAAACAAACCTAACGGCCAAGTCTCTTGATGCGCGTTTGTAGCAAAAGACGATCCTCCAGTTAAATTGTCATCAGGTTGAAAACCTTCATTCCATAAACCAGTATTGTCATGATGTGTTCCTAAATTTGTAACAGTTAAATTATACATTTCGTTAGGATAAACAAACAAAGGAGATACATTATTATTTATATTGCCTAGCTGAGAGTGAGCCGTGGTATAGGATTCGTTATGGTTGCTGCAGGGATGAACCATCATCTGAGTAGCCGAAGAACCAGAAGTCCAAGCCGTCAAGTTTTCACCTATTCCCGTATTATTTTTCCATCCCGGGATTACGACATCTGGAAATGTTACAGATGTACCATCACTAAAATTTACTTTAATTGTTCTTTTTCCAGCATAAGGAGCTAAATCTCCACCACTATAAACTAATACTAGAGTTTCTAATACAGTATTAGGGTTATCAGTGTCATTACCTGTTAAAAGAATTGCTCCTTGAGATAGAGTATAATTCACTGTAGTACCTGAAGAATTTACATAAGTTCCTCCCATATCCTCAATTGAGTCTACAGAACTATAATTAGGATCTATTCCAGTGATTCCTACATATTTATTAACATATATAGCTGAAGGATACTTATCTACAGCTCTAAAAGAATCTTTAGAATTGCTCCCAATATCAAAAGAGCCTCGTCTATACTCTCCACCTGAAATTGTTATATGTTTAGCGGAAGTACAAGGACCTAGAGAACTGCTTGTAGCAGCACGAGAAACATAATCATGTATACTTTTACCTCCTCTTGACTTAGAAGAAGGAATTGTTTCTATTACACTTGGTAAATTAAATGTATTTGAGTTAGAGGTATTATCCTTTTTTACCCCATAAGGAGTGCCTGAACCACTCGCTAAAGATCTTAAAGATGAGTATTTTTTAGCCATGTATTAAGTTTAGCAATCGCACCCACAACTTCCGTCGCAAAGTTCAAAAGCTTTTTTATATTTATTATCTGCGTCTTTTATATATCCTTCTTGGTTTCCTAATTCTGCATTATCAGCTTGGATTAAAGCGTACTCTGCAGATTTCATAAGCAAAAATATTTTTTGAGCTTTTGCTAAAGATGTTGCGCACTTTGCACAATCGCATGCACAATCAATAAGCTCATTAGTTAGTTTAGTTAAACAACAATCTATATCACAAGCTAGTAATACAGCATTTTCATCTAACGTGTTACCATTTATTTCGTAAGAAATTTTAACAACACCAGAAGGATTACCTATATCTTCTGTAGCTGTTACAATACTAACTGAACTTCCACTAGATGTTATAACCGCCGTAATAGGCGCAGCATTTAAAACAGTTCCTGCCATGTTTTTAAACACAAGATTTCCTGTTAAAGGAAAAGGAGCGTTAGGATTTGCGTATGATACAACTGTATTTATATAATTACAGTCATTAGTTGCAGTTACTTTTAAAGCTTGAATGTATGCTACAGGCATGTTGTTATATTTTTAATTTGTAATAAAAAAAGACCAACAGGGGAACAATGCCCCCTGTAAGTCTAATTAAGTTAAGAGATTAAGCTAATAAGAAGTATTCAACTATAATCGCCATATCTGTAGCTGTATAAGCTGCGCCAGCTACTGTAACCCCAATTGCAGTGTTATCAGCTGTTACACAGATTAAATCTTGTAACTGTTCAGCGTAGACCCATCCAGCTGTATCAAGTTTAGCTAAAGCAATAGCTGTATTAATAGGAGCACCACCAACGGTTACTTGTACAGTTGCACTACCATCTGAAGTAGTTGCTGTTTGCGCACAAACGATTACTCTACTTATAATAGCTCCAATAGGAAGCGTAGAAGTAGTTGCTAAAGTTTGTGCACCAGTGCCTAGCCCATCAGCTGTTACATATTGTGCAGTTGCATACTGCGGATTTATATTTGCCATTTTATTTTATTTTTTAAAGGTTAATAATTACAATATAACGTTAGCAAACGAGCCAGCGAAATATGCATTAAGTTTATTTTCTACTACTACACTATCCGCATCACCTGCTACTAATGCTACATTGATTTCAATTAAGTTATCAACCCCATTAATTTGAGAAGCTGAAGATCCATCTTTAGTTGCTGCAATTACATACATATCATATGCTGTACCAGTTACTGCCTGTGAAGCTGGAGTAATTGGTTGTGCAATTCTATTGTAGTATCCGTACTGAGCTCCCATTAAAGACTCTTCAAAAGCTTTTACTGCGAATCCATCACCATATCCTGGTAACATAGCTACACCAACAGCATCTGCAAAAGTTTGAGCTGTATCTACACTATGTGTTTGAATCATTCTGATAATAGGATTAAATTCCTCCCATGTACCACCGCTATTTACAGCATCACCTCTTTTAGAAGCTGTTACTCTAAAGTCACCTGCATTAACTGCTGCTGTATCATTTAACCAATCTGGTTTATCTGCCGCTGCAATTGCATCCCAAGCTGCTAATACAATTACTTGTACTTGAGTTGGAGTTTGTCCTGAAGCAATATCTCCAGTATCAAAACTGAAAGAATCATGTGAATCTACGTCAGTTCTATAAATTTTAGTTGTAACAACTGATATTGCTGCTGTATTAGTTGTTAATGTACCATCAACTCTATGAGCTACTGCCGCTACATTAGCTTTACCACTGTAATTTACTACATCTCTCCCGTAAAACCAAGGAGTAACAATGTTTTTACCTGCAGTTCCTCCAGATACAATTCTAATTTGTGGAGCAGTTGCCATTGTGTCTCCTAGAACCAACTCTGTTGGTCCGTTTTGTGTCATTTTTTGGACAGATACTGCACCGTCTGCAACTAAACCATTAGTTGTAGAAACTGCTGTACCATCTCCAATTATTAAATGTCTTGCCATTTTTTTTAATTTTTATTTATTACTATTTATTTTTACCCTCCTCTATTTGATTAGTTTGGTACCTAGAATCTTGAAAAGTTTCTAAAATACTACTAACAGTCATGTCCACAACCTCTTGATGGTTATGTTCGGGAAGCTCACAACTTAGCCCCAAAGATAATGAAATCTTCTTAGGTTTTCTTAAGTACGTTATTTTTACCTTCTCTATTATAAATATATCACTTGTGTATATATCAATTTGATTATTTCTTATAGTTACTAATGGAGAAGATGGTTTTGTATTGTTAAATGGGTCGTTTAATAAAGTAAATATATCATCATGCTGTACATATTTATTTGCTGCCCATTCTGTAGAGTTAAATATAGTAGCTTCTCTAAAAGCTCCTGCAGATAACGATAAGTATTTAGCGGGTGAAAATTGATTTGATGGGTCATCTGAAGCTATTGCTGGAGATGAAGATCCTACTAATTGTGTTACTAAACTAACACCTGACGTTGCATTTGTTACAGAAGCATCCCAATTAAACCATGAGTGCACAGAATCATCTACTGTTATAATTATATTATTAGGTCTGTGTATATCTAAATACTTTTCCCAATATATAGAGAAACCTGGTTCCCAATTAACTGGGTCTAATAAAATTTTTCTATACTCTTCTATATCTTGAGGAAATATAAGACCTGCAAGTAAACCAGGCTGTACAATCCAAGCTCCCCCAAGAGCAAAATTAGATGGGTCTGCCATCACTGAAACTGGGTAAACTAATTGAGAATTATTATTTAAAAAGAATGTATTAAAATTTACAACAAAATAATTAACATCTACTGCAGCTGGATTTTTTATAGTAAAATTTATAGGGCTGCAATTATTTTGAACAACATAAGATCTTTGATTTACTAGATATAAATAATCATCAGGTAACTCAAAAGTATCTACAAACACTTTAGAAGAAATTTGTTCTTTATATGTTACCGTATCTTCATACTCTCTAATTAAACTACGTAAGTCATCAATTCGTTTTTGAGATACTTCAAACCCTTGACCATTCCTAATAATAAGTCTATTATTAATAAATCTAGTTTGAGCTTTATTTAACTCAATATCTATCTCTTCGGATAAAAGCAAATCAGCTTGGAGTGAATTTATTTTATCCACTCCTTGCTTGATTGCTAAATGCATCTCTTGTATATTCATATTATACTAACGATAATTCTTTTAATTTTGCTCTTAATATTGTTAATTTACCAGAATTCTTTTTATCCTTTAAGTGAATAACTGCATCATCTGTTGTATCCCCAATAACTTCATCAATAAAAATTATTTGATTTCCAATTTTCCTTAAAACTCCAGCTGAAATCATTTCTGCAATTTCTGCTTTTAATTCTAAATTTTTATCTGTTGCAATTCTTAAAAACTTCTTTGGATCAGAATTCTTAATTTCATATAAAGCATTTTCTACTTGATCTCCATTCATCCTGTCAGGATTAGTATTAGACATCAATCTTAAAATCCTTTTCATATTTGATGAGTTAGAAGTTACTTTAATAAATTCTTTATCTGCATCTTTCCTGACTTGGATTTCATTATTCCTAACTTTATCCTGTCTAGTTAAATCTTGAATGTAGAATTTTTTAGTTACATCTGACACCATCTCTTCTTTAGTTAAAGCTACATGCGGGTGTTTCATCGCAAAATTATATTTGATGTAGTCCATAATACTAATTGGATTTCCATCTGTATCTTTTCCTATTTCTAACTCAACGCCTGTAAATCCTACAGGAATTGTCATATCTGCCCAAAATGTTTTAGAATGCTTAGGCCAATCACCATGATCAGGGTTTACATCTAATATTCCATCTAGATACTTTTTTTCATCTTGTGAGTCAAAACCTTTTAAAGGTTGTCTATTTACATAAACACTACTTAGTTTATAGGTTGCTTCGGCTCTTACTGCTTTAGGGAGGTGACCTCCTAGTTCCTCTCTTCTGATAAATACTTTTTTACTACTCATAATCTTAGTTCTTTTAAAGTTTAAATTAGGTGGATGTAAAGAATAACTCTCCGGGTATATTATAATTAATTAAAGCAGCGGGGGATTTCTCCCCCACAACCTTAATCAAAAACCAATATATAGACGCAAATTAATGCCAAATTAAGACGCTACACATGTAATATCAAGCGAAGTATCAAATCTCTTAAGAGCAATACCTGCTGTCTTTAACATATGTACCGACGCACCATCTACATCAGACGCTCTAGAAGAACTTGAATCAAATCCTCTTGGAACTACTGATCCAGCTACACACCATCTCATTGCTTCACGACCTTTCTTAGAAATCATTTGCAAATTGTTTTGTCCATCATAATTAGACTGATCAACAAAGACCATTCTATAAGACTCAAGAGAGTAACCTGTAACAGGGTGCTTACTACGAGCTTGTGCAACCGCACCGTGATCAAATAATGGTAATTTTACCACATTCACAGTGTGTCCATCTACGTGCTCGTAAGACGTAAAGTAACCACTCATACCTAATGATCTTCCAGATCCAGTGATGAAACGATTCTCTCCACCAACTTTCCAAGTATTACTTGAGAAGTGTGCTTTAAGTGCCTCATCAAATTCTCTAGCACCACCAGTACCAGTATAAAGAGTTACTTGTTTTTGAGCAGCATCAGTCATTCCGTAGAATAAGTCACCGATGATGTTCTTTAATTTTGTTTCAGTCATTGTAGAGTAAGTGTCAGTTTCAACAATTTGCTCTAAAAGACCAGGACCTACGATTACAGGTTGTCCATTCTCGTCTTTCATATGAGTATGTCCGTTTGAATCATAAGTTTTTTCACCATACCAGTAGTACATTTCACACTCTTCTTTAAAGTCAAGCATGTGTAAGTACTCCTCGTAATCCATCCATAATTTAGTAGTAGATCCACCTTTAGTTGGTAAAGAGAATTCAGCTACAAAATCTTTTGCATTTCCAGACATGTGGTAAGATTTTCTAACTGTAGTTAGTTTGTTTCTTACTTTTCCTGGAGTTTCCCAGTTTGAAGCATTTCCTCTAGAGAAATCAACTCCTACTGGTGCGTACATTTGTGCCCAAAGTGCTCCTGCAGTTGCATCAGCTGCTGCTAATGTTGCTGTAGCTACTGGGTTAACTAATTGTAAAGTGTATGTCCATGCTGTACCACCTGCTGCTTGTTGTGGTTCTTTCATAATACGTGCTTGAGTACCTCCTTGAGATACTAATACGTAAGGAAATACAAAGTGTTTATCAGGGAATTCAATCTCGAAAGACGCTCCTCCTAAACCTATATTTGATGTTGATGCTCCGGTAGCTGCTACTGGTCTCGTTCTTAATCTGTGCGTTGCCACACGGTACTCATATTCCAAGTTGTCAATAGACTTAGCATTTCCAACACCTTCAGTTAAGAAAGATAATGGGAATCTTTTATCGTCTTTTCCAGATAAATGAGTAATAATAGGAGACAGTTCAGTTGGTTTGGATAACATCGCATTTGCCAGACTATTCATGTCTGTCATTTGTGAATCGTTATAAAACGTTTTTTGAACGCTTATATTTGTTCCATTTACTGCCATTTTTATTTATTTTATTTTAGGGTACCTATTTCCCTGTTCAGGTATATTTTTAAAGACTAAGGTCTAAACTATCTAAATCTACATTCTTACTAACTCTAGATCTCTTACGAGCACTTTTTACAGTGTCTTCATTTTTAGAAATCTTTTGTCTTAAAGACTGTGTAGCTTGTGTCTTAGCTTTTGTTTTTATAATATCTTTTAAGTTAAATCCTTTATACATTAAGTAGTCAATAGCTAATTTTACTTCCATATCAGCTTCTGAATGATCAACATCTCTTTGTGTATACCCTTCTTTAGAGATAGGTTTTGAGAGATAGTTAAAGAATTTTGACTTTTCTTTTTCTGGGACTTGTAGTCCTTTAAATTCTTTTGACTCTTGTATAGTGTTAGATACATTATTCCAAAATTCTTGTTGCTCTGCTTGTTGTTGTTGTACAACTTCTCTTTGGTTTGTAAGCATCTGCTCTTTTTGTTGTGCTTGTACTTTCCCTAAAGCTTGTCTTGCTTGATCTGCTTTAGAATGTAATTTTCCAGAGTCTTCATAATCTCCAAGCATTTCTTGTATAAAATCTTTATCGTGACCTTTCTGAGTAAAGTAGTCTGATAAAATTGCTTTTTGACTTCTAATATCATCTTGTGCAAGTTCAATTTGATTATAATCTAAATTAGGGTCATGAGCTTGCATAAAATTTTCTGACTGTCCTCCAGATAAAACATAATCTAAATGTTTTTTAACTAAAGGAAATGCTTCTAGAACTTCATCAATTCTATCATCAGCCATTCTTGACGCTACATCTTTAGTCATATCTGCTAAACCTTCTGATGTATCTGCATACTCTCCATCAAGTTCATATCCTAGCTTTGTTAAAACTTCACTGACAACAGTACTTTCAAGTTCATCTTCTTCAGACTCTACTTCTTCTTCAACTTCTTCTTCAACTTTTTCTTCTACTGTGTCTTCAATAGGAGTTAACTCCTCAGTAGTTTTTTCTTCTTGCACTTCTTCCACAGGTTGCTCTATAGGATCTAAAGCAATTGTGTCGACTCCATCACCTGCGATCACATCGTCAAATGTAATGTCGTCTAACTGTATTTTTTCATTTGGGTTCATATATATATTTATTGGTTTTAAGTTACAAATTTACTAATTATATTGATATTTTTTATACTTTCTTTATTTTTAAAAGATCTATTATTGTATAACACTTACAATATGTATTTACGTTTATATCCACCTCTTTTAAACAAATTTTTTGTTCTAGAGTTCCATTTTTTTCTTTCGTTTTCAATTTGTTTTTCTGTTGCGTCTTCTACGTTAGTTTTACCAAGTACTTGTTTATGGTTTTTTAGCCAAAATTTAAACACTTCCTCTTGAGTTGGAGGAGTACCATCTTTTTTAATTAAATCATAAAAAGATTTAACTGCTTTTTTACCTCTATTCATTTTATCTCCTAAAAATAATCCATCTTGATCTGCTCTAGATAAATCTGAAAAATCTGGACTTACCTGTAAAGCTTCAGGATACATACTTGGGAAAGTACTAAAAGATGTAGATGTAGAATCACGAGTAAACAAAGCGCTTCTATTAAAAGCAGTACTAGCTCCTTTCTTTGTCCCCATTTCAAATTGATACGCTCCTCTACCAGGACCATCATATCTAGTTTTTACACTATCAACTACACCATTAACATCTGGTGGAAGTTTTATATATTTATAAGAATCTTGTTTTTTATCTGTAACATTATTAGACTCATGCTGCCCAATAGTATTCATTACAATATTTGCGTAGGTAGTATCTGCTCCTGCATTATGTAAATAATTCATCATATGATTTCTTAAACCACCCACTTGATACTTAGATTTAAATCCACCTTTTTGTTTATATATATTAGGATTTGTCATATCAAATGTACCTCTATTACCTATCATTGATTTGGGGTAATTAGAAAAAGGCATAACTGCTTCATCATATCCTCTAAGTCCAGGGTCTTTAACTTGTAAGAAATCAAATCCCTCAGTTTGCCATCTTGGTGTCATTTTATTATCCATAAAATCATAGCTTCCATATATAAGATCATCAGCAGTAAGAGGATTGTTAGAATTGATATAAAGTTCATATTGAGTTGGATTAATATCTTTAGACCCTCTAGTAGCTCTGTTTTTAACATAACTTGTCATTGCTTCTTTATTTGGAGTTGTATAAACACCTTTACCATGAATACCAACATTAGACATTTTTTCATCAAATACTTCAAACTTATGTGGACTACCATGATAATTAGTTTGTATAGTACCATCCGTAGTTTTAATAACATTAGGCATATTAACATTAAAGTTTCTACTTTTTTGTTGAACAAATTGCTCAGGCGTTCCTTTAAAATCTGAACCATCAGCATTTTTCATCCAAGTACCTCTAGATTTAGTAATATCTTCTATATGCTTATACTCGTCCATAAGGGCAGTATTACTAGGAATTTCTTTATTAAATTTGCCCCAATCTATATCAGATGTAGATTTAGGTTTAGATTTAATTTTATTTTTAAGAAAGTTGTATCCTTTTTTAATAGCTGACCCTGGTATAAATGGTATCATAAATCCTGCAGCATTTAAAGCTGCTCCCCCATAATTACCCTTTCTTAAATCTTGTATAGTATTCTTAGCATCAATTACTTCTCCAAGGTAAGG